CATCCTAAATCAAAAGCTATACCCGTTGCATTTGGGTTTCGACTTCCTGACTGTGTATCAATCCCTCGTTTCAAGGCGTATTGCCGCCAAGCGTTCCGGCAATACGATTGAGGCCGACATGCTGAAAATTACAATCAACGGAAGTTTCGGAAAATTCGGGTCCAAATGGTCAGCGTTATATGCTCCCGATTTGCTTATTCAAGTTACTTTGACCGGTCAGCTTTCATTGCTGATGTTGATTGAATCCCTTGAACTGACAGGCATTGAAGTTTGTTCGGCAAACACGGACGGAATCGTAATGAAGTATCCCCGAATCATGGAGGATACCGTTTTACGCGTGGTCAAGGAATGGGAGCAAACAACAGGGTTTGAAACGGAGGAAACGGAATATGTTGCTGTTTATAGTCGCGACGTAAACAACTACATCGCCGTAAAGCCGAATGGGAAAGTTAAGACTAAAGGGACTTATAACATTCCAGAAGGCATCTTTCGTTTCCACAAGAACCCCACTAACGAAATTTGCGTTGAGGCCGCAATTGAGTTCCTTACCAAGAACACGCCCATTGAAACAACCGTGCGGACTTGCCGCGACTTGAGGAAGTTCCTTGAAGTTCGGAAAGTTACCGGGGGAGCGGTCAAAGATGGTGTTTACTTGGGCAAGGCAATTCGTTGGTATTATGGACGAAACACGGGGGGTGAAATCGTGTATGCAGACACCGGTAACAAAGTCCCCAAGTCAGACGGTGCAAAGCCTTGCATGGACTTTCCAGACACGTTCCCGGATGATGTTGATTTTATCCGCTACGAAATCGAAGCCCGTCAAATTCTGGAAGAAATTGGATGGGGTCAAGTTCCCTTTAATAATCCTTGACCCTAGCCCCTTGATTTTCTATTGTACCAACGTCTAGTTGACCGATGCACCGTTGCGGGTGTTGTTTGTAAGTCGCTTCATGACACCAAGGCGGGTTCCGAATTGGCTGTTTTTATTTATAACATCAGAGGATAACCGCTTCCGTCGAAAGCGTCAATTCAGGCCCCCATTCATCGACCACGGCAACACGCCAATAAAGGGGCCGCGTTGGGGCCGGAATGGTCGCTCCTAGCGTCGTGGATGTTGCGACGAGGTTTGCTGGCCCCGGCGTAAATCCTGACACCGTGGAGGCGTAAACACGAAATTCCTTCTCGTCCCCTTCTACGGGCGAGTAAGCCCAAGTAGCCGGGTAGTTGCTGCCGGTGGGCGAGCCGACTGCCAATGAACTTGGAGCGGTGACAGGTTGGGGGTTGGTTTGGGTGAAATCGGCCGTGGGGCCAACCTGACCGGATTTGAAAGCCTTCACTCGAAACTCAATCGCCCGCCCCGTGCCCCCATCGGCCGTATAATCCTCAAAACTATAATCGGCCCGCAACGCGGTTCCTACCGGAAGGGATCGCTTCAGCACGCCCCCGGTATAAATGTCAGCAATGTAGCCTTCCGCCCCGCTGACAGCCCCCCATTTTACCGTGGCAGTTAGTTCGGTGAAAGGTGGTTGTGTGGCATCCAAGACAGGGGCAACCGGAGGCGTAACGTTACTTCCAACTTCAAAAGGTTCCGACTCCGTATAAATAACATTGCCGTTCAGCGCGAACGGAGCAACGCGGGCGATGAGGATGCCGGGATTTGTTCCAATTTCGACCGGCGGCGCGGGGTAGTTTCCAGCCGGGTTCCAAGTGTCCCCTTCGTCATACGATGTTTGCAGTATGTAGGAGGATGCTCCCGACACCGGCGGCCAGTCAATGAACGCACGTTCTGCTTTTTCGGGAATGGGTGCGATTGTCACCCGTGCAACCGTTGGGTTGCTCCGGTTGCGAATCACCGGAATTTCAATGATTGGGCCAGTTTCGGAATCCTCCCAACCGTAAATTTCAGAATCATAATTAACACAAACGATTTCGACTGCCTTGTCGTCAATCGGGCGAATGGAGGACACTTTACCCATGAATGCCCATAGCTCCTCAATGCCGAAAGCGTAAAGAGGCGGAACGCGATTTTCAGAGAAATCTAGTGCGGTTTCGGGCTGTTCGTCCAAGACGACTTTGTTTGCCCCGCTGCCGGGCGTGACCGTGATTGGAGAACCTAAAATGGCCCCATCGTCTCCCCTAATGGCCAGCTTGTGGACAAGATTGGTCGAACCAAAATTAACACGTTCCGAAAGAGTCATTTCCAAAGTGTCCGCATCATAGTCTAATATGATTCCACCTTGACCCACCCTAACAGTGTCATGAGTGATAGAGATTAAATCCATGTAGGCCGGAATGTGACCCTCTAGCCCCGTTTGAAACGTCACTGTTTTTCGCTGAAGCTCCCGACGAGCCTGCGTATACATTCCCTCCCGAAACGCCCGGTTTCTGTCAGTGCATCCGGGCATTTTCAAACGGTCTAAATTCAACCCATCGCGGCCGGGTAGCACGCAATTAACTTCTTTCGTTTGCCAAGTTTCCGGGTCAGTGTATTCAACAATGATTCCGTCGAAAGGCTGAAACTCAAACATCTTTAAGGACTTTTTCAAAGAACCTTTTACGATGTTATGTTGATTGAAAACCCCGGCGGGTAGGCTTTGGGCGGCATCCCTGACCGCCGTAATCACCGAACCTTGAGGAATGGGTAAAGCGCGACCCACGCGAAGAACCATTTTAGCGGCTTCCCAAATCGAAAGCGAACCATCAATAACCCAATCAAACCAATCTTCTCGCGTTTCGTAGGTTTGAGCTAGAGTATGCAAAGTTCGCATGTCTAAAAATTCATCGTTTAACTTTGCACCATAGACTGATCGAAACACGTCACAAAAAGCCCATACGGGGTTTCTAGTAGCAGTCAACACCCCCCAACTTCCGGGTTCATTGATTTCATTTGTCCCCCCGCTCAATTCGTAACTGTCTTCCGTGTTTATAACATCATCGACCGGGGAAACTTGGAATCGAATCAAAGCATTAGCTTCGACATTGGAAGCAAGTGCTGCCTTTAAAACGTGCGTTGAAAGACTGCTTTGCGAAGGGTGCCAATTAACGGTGATTTCCTGCCCGTCAACTTCGATTGAATCGACTTCTCCCGGAGGGTATGGACCGGCTCCGGGGTCAGCGGTTCCCACAAATGACAGAATTACGCCATTGCCGACAGTCCCCGGCAAAGGATGGAAAAGGCGGTTTCCTCCCCCAAAGTCATATTCAGCATATTCGGCCGGAGTGAAGTCGCCGGGCGTCCAAGTCGGAAGCTTGCGGGTCATGAGTACGTTGAAACGCTTAGCACTGGAATCGTTGAGGCTGTTTGTGGCCAACGCCTTCATTTCAACCATTGTCACGTTTCCAAAGCTTGCTTGCATTTTCGCATAGCCCTTAGCCGTTTCCCACCTGACTTGGGACGCAACGCGAGTCGATGCCGATTTGTCGGAAGTTCTTTGCCCCCGGATTTGGTAACGTCCGGGCGTTACGTTGGCGGAGTATGTTATACGTTGCGGAGTGTTGTCCTTTCGGGTGATAGTTGGGTTGGCTAAAACCTCCCAATCCGAACCGGCCACCGGGTTTCCATCTTCGTCAATCTCCCGATATTCAAACAACACGGTAACGCCGTAGCTTCTGAGTTTTCCCTCGTCGTTCATTTTGTAAAGACCTTGAGGAAAACTAATATCAACGGCAATTCGGTAAATCGGATTCTCAAAACTGTTGAGGATATATGGGCCGGACAAGCCCGTATAATCATCTTCATTAGGGGCGAGAAGTTCGATGTTAGCGACTTCTACGGCCGTAAAGACGTTCGCTTCAATCAATGAGAGCGTTCCGCCGGGAGGAATGATGTTTAATTCAACTTCGGTGAAATCTTCGGTTGAAGTGTCGTCAAGCCTCGTATCATGGACTTCCACCGAACCCTGCCCCAAACAAAACAAACTGTATTGATATTGCAAGTTTCCGCTATATTCTGAGTAAGGGCGGGCTGCATAGCTTGGCCAGTGTCTAACTTTTCCATATGCAACCTCAATCGGTTCATTCGGTCGGAAACGGTTTGTCTGACCCCGCAAAGTGTAAACGCTATCCGGCCCCTGTGTTTGATCGTTGGGGATTTTGGGATCAGGCATCAAAAGGTATGCCGCAATCCCCACAACCACGGCCACAACCACGGCGATAATTAAGGCCACGCCTTGGGGAGCATGAATAAAAATCAAGGTGTCCCCATCCTTTAGCATTCGATTGTCCCAATCGTGCCGCATCACTAATTCGCCGTTCCATTGCAAAACGGTAGGTTTGTCAAATTCGTGAAACTCTTCCCCGTAATGATGTTTTAACCATTGGCGCGGGGTGATTCCGTCAGGAACTTGATAACGTTCCAAGTTGTCAAGAGGGTTAAAAGGATTGTTGACTAGAACAATTTGAGTCATGGCCTGATTGTATAAAAATTGAAATTTGTAAACCCTGACATTTGAAGCGAGTTCAAAGCTTGAAAAATTACGCCGGATGATTGATTGCAATGCAGGACTCCGCCCCCTCCTTCGTCCAACCAAAGCCCGACGTGATTTACACGATGATTTTTTGACAAAGTAACTCCGCAAAAATGTTCCGGTTTCTTCAATTGAAGCCAACGAGGTAATTCCATTTCAGCTTGTTTTGAAAGCCCAAGTTGGCCGCATGTTGCAACCCCTTGATATGGAGTCAAAATGATGCCACGTCGTTTCTCGTAAATGAATCGAAGCAATCCCCAACAATCAAAGACATCCGGCCCATTTGCACCGGATGCCCAAGGTTTGCCAATTAGAGAGAGACAAAAGCTAACATCTTCGCTTGTCATGACAGCGGTGGGAACCGGGGGGAACTGTAAATTTCAGTTGGGAATTTGAGGTTCAAAAAATCAGCCGGAGCAGCCCGGCCCGTAACTTGCGCCTCTGAAACTTGAACATCTTTTAGGAACAGCCTCAAGGGAGGGTCCATCAAAGGATTTTCAGGATCGGTGGAAAGGTATGGTCGAAAATAAATTTCAACCGGGGCCGGGAAGTTCATTGCCGATTCACAAAAATCGGAAACTTGATTGTTTGTGTTATCAAGCACTAGGGTCAATTCTTGCAAGCCTCCTTCATCCGTGGCCGGGAGAGTGAAATTGAAAGCA